ACAGGTGTTACTGTTTCTATCACAGGTGTTGCGGCTACAGGCAGCGTTGGAACACTTACTGTAACAGGGGATGCAGATGTCGGCGTTACAGGTGTTGAAGGAACGAGTTCTGTTGGTTCCGTTACGGTTACTGAAGGTTCGGGTATTACCTTTTCTGTTACGGGAGTGGCAGGAACGGGATCTGTCGGAACGGTTATTGTATCGGCAGGCGCGATTGCTAGTGTTTCTGGCGTTTCTGGTACTGGAGCGATTGGTACAGTTACACTCGAAGCTGATGCTAATGTCTCAGTCACTGGTGTCTCAGGCACTGGAGAGATGGGCACAGCTACCGTTGTCGCAGCAGCTAATGCGGCTGTCACTGGCGTTCAAGGAACGGGTGAAGTCGGTGATGTAACCGTATCTTTCGATATAACGGCATCTCCAACGGGAGTTGCGGGTACAGGGGCTGTCGGGGTTGTCGATGTTGACCCAGATGCGGTAGTCACCGGAGTTGTAGGTACTGGCGCAGTAGGTTCTGTCACCATAATCGGTGCAGCAAATGTTAGTGCTACCGGCGTTGCGGGTACTGGGGAAGTTGGAACTGTTTCGATAGAACAAGAAGTAGTTGTTCCCGTAACAGGAGTTGCAGGCACAGGTGCTGTTGGCTCAGTCACTGTTTCGTTTGAGACAACAGCCTCTCCAACAGGGGTTTCAGCTACAGGTGAAATTGGTAATGTAACCTTCATTGGAGGCATAACCGTTGTACCGACAGGAGTTTCGGCAACGGGCGAAATAGGATACTTTAACGTCTGGGGGCTTGTAGATGACTCTCAAACGCCAAATTGGAATAATATAACGGACAGTCAGACACCCGGATGGTCTGAAGTGTCAGATAGTCAAACGCCGAATTGGACGGCGGTTACAGACACACAGACACCCGGATGGTCTGAAGTGTCGGATAGTCAAACCCCTAACTGGGATGAGGTAGCTTAAAGATGGCAACTTACGTTAACGATCTTAGATTAAAAGAAATTTCAACAGGCGATGAGTCGGGGACGTGGGGCACAAGCACAAACACCAACCTAGAATTGATAGCGGAGGCTTTTTCCTTTGGCACGGAAGCTATTACGACGAATGCTGATACTCATACTACTACTATTGCCGATGGCTCTACTGATCCCGGCAGGAGCATGTTTCTCAAGTATACAGGCACATTAGACTCTGCTTGCACCATTACGATAGGGCCAAACACGGTCAGTAAACTTTGGTTCATTGAGAACGCAACGAGCGGATCGCAGTCCATCATTATCAAGCAAGGCTCTGGTGCCACGATCACAATCGCTAATGGTCAAGTAAAAGCCATATACAGCGACGGTGCAGGCTCTGGTGGCGCGATGGTCGATGCTTTCCAAGACCTGTCTGTGCCTGATTTGTTCATTGACGATGACCTGACGTTTACCTCTGACAGCGCAGTCATCACGTTTGGCGCAGATGGCGATACGACCCTGACGCATACAGACGGTTCTGGCCTAACGCTTAATAGCACCAACAAGATTATGTTCAACGATGCGAGCCAGTTCATACAAGGCTCAAGCGCGACGGTCTTGGCTCTTGGCGCAACTGATGAGATAGACCTTACTGCCACGCTTATAGACATCAACGGTAACGCCGACGTATCAGGCACCGTGACCGCCACAGGCACTTCTGTGTTTGCCAGCTTAGACATCTCAGGCGACATTGACGTAGATGGCACTGCTAACCTAGATGTTGTGGACATTGATGGTGCTGTGGATATGGCTTCTACGTTGCAAGTGGATGGTGCTATTACGTCTTCTGCTGGCGCTACGATTACGGTTGCCGACAATTCCGACAATCTTACGCTAACGTCAACGGATGCGGATGCAAACGCTGGCCCTAATGTAAAACTTTACAGAAACTCATCATCTCCAGCAGACGGAGATAGCTTAGGCTTCATCAATTTTTATGGTGAAAATGATGCTGATGAAGAAACCCTATACGGACAAATCAGAGCATCTATAGCTGATGCATCAGATGGGTCTGAAGACGCTAGGTTTATAATTCAAACAGCCGTTGGTGGTACTCAAGAAACTAGCAGGGTAGAGCTAACAGGCACTGAAACTATTATCAACGAAGATAGCAAAGACCTAGACTTTCGCGTTGAGTCTGACGCAAACACTCACGCACTGTTTGTAGAAGGGTCTTCTTCTAACGTCGGTATTGGTACTAGTTCGCCTAGCACGAAACTTCAAGTAACAGGTAATAGTTCAAGCAGAAATACTATTGTTTCTAATGTAACCCTTGACGGTGGTACTACTGTAGCAAATCCATATGAAGGGTTTGGCTTCGGCATTAATTTTATTGGTAGGGATTATGGTAATGCTGTAAGAAATTACGCAAGTATTAATACCTTTATGCAGTCTAAATCTTCATCTTCAGGCGGTGGTGATGCAGGATTCACAACAGGATTAAGTTTCTATACAAATAACGGCGGCGCAAGCGGCACTAATCCTGAAGAACGTATGCGCATAGACTCAGCAGGCAACGTGCTGGTGGGTAAGACTTCTTCGTCTTTCGGAACAGATGGTGTTGAAATTAAAAATGACCAAATATGGTCTACTAATACTTCAAGTGACTGCATATCATTAAACAGAAAAACATCAGATGGTGCTATTGCTACATTCTACAAAGACGCCTCAACCGTAGGAAGTATAAATAATTTTAGCTCTACTGAGTTTGGACTTGTCTCACAAAAGAATTTAGTTTTAACCCAAAACACAACTACCGAAAGAAATCTTGTGTTTAGCAGTAGCTATTTTGGTTCTTTTGGCGCTGATGATGCGACAATTGATTTAGGGCGTTCGGTAGGACGCTGGAAAGACTTCTACTTGGCAGGTGATATTGCACACCTAGATACTGCCGGAAACGCACGATTGCTGTATGACAGAAGCTCTAACCTGCTTGGTAACGCTGGGACAAACTTGAGTTGCGCCAGCGCCTTGGTGGGATCTTCTGGTGCTTCGTTTGGTGAACTGATGACGGTAAACAGTAACGGCGCATCCTACAGCGCCCACCTTTTCGCTACATCTGGGGCTACGGCTCCGCTGATTTGTAGAAATCAAAACGGCGTTAGTGGCACAAGATCGCAAATAATTTTCTATTATGACGCTAGTTCTGTCGGAAGCATCACTTCAACTTCTTCAGGAACGGCTCTTGTCAGTTCATCAGACCAACGCCTAAAGGAAAACATCGTAGACGCTGATGACGCTGGAAGCAAAATTGACGCTATCCAAGTCCGCAAGTTCGATTGGAAGGTTGACGGTTCGCATCAAGAATACGGGTTTGTCGCCCAAGAGCTAGAGCCTGTCTTTAGTCACGCTGTTCACACAGCAGAAGATGACATGCAAACAAAGAGCGTGGACTACGCCAGCTTAGTTCCAATGCTTGTTAAAGAAATACAAAGCCTACGCGCTCGCGTACAACAACTGGAGAATGACTAATGTCTGCAACCTTTGAATGGGTCATCTCAACCCTTGAACGAGATCTTCTTCCCGAAGATATGAATGGCGCTGTGATCGTAGCGCACTGGCGATGCAATGCTTCGCAAACGCAAGGTTCTGGTGATGACGCCGTCACGTTTTACGCCTCGTCTTACGGCACCAGTGGGTTTACCCCAGACCCGTCTGCTTCCGATTACATCCCGTATGCGGATTTGACTGAAGCGGATGTACTTGGTTGGTGCTGGGCGGATGGCGTTGACAAAGATGCGATTCAAACGTCTTTGCAAGCCAACATTAACGGTCAAATCACGCCAACAACCGCTGATGGAGTGCCTTGGTAATGAGCGAAGAGCAAACAATCGTCATTAACGACGAAGAACATAACGTGTCTGAGTTGACTGTTGAAACCCAGATGCACGTTGCCCGTATCGCTGAGATTCGCCAAGAAATCGCACGTCTTCAAATGCAGATTAACGAGCGTCAGGTTGTGTTGAATGCTTACGGTGAAGCTGTTGTCAACGCAGTCAAGTCTGCTGGAGACGAAGAGCTAGAAGCGGAAGTGGTGCAGTAGACTATGGACGTGGGTTCGGTAAGCGGATCTGCTCAAGTTAGTTGGAAGCAGATTGCTGTTGAAAAACAAGAGCGTCTGCGTACAGGCGCGGAAGGCGAACCCGTGAAAGAGATGGTGGAGACAATAATGTCTACCTTGTATACCCAAAAAGGTAACAAGATTGAGGCTACAGACCTTGCCCCAACACGAAGGGTAGATACTTCAGTCTAAGAAAAAAGGAGCTAAGTAATCATGGATTTACTTACCATAGTCACGACGGTCACGACGATTGTCACCATTGCATCTTTGATTGCCGCGAGCACCCCGACACCCAAAGATGATGAGTGGATTGCGAAGCTGTACCGCTTCGTTGATTTACTTGCCCTCAACATAGGTAAGGCTAAAGACAAGTGACGCCCACTGAAAAAGCTATAGCGAAGATTGAAGCGCATGAGAAAGAGTGCGCTATCCGCTATCAAGGTATTGAGCAGCGCCTCCAAGATGGGAGTAAGCGGTTTGATCGCCTTGAGCTAATGATTTGGGGCGTATATGTCACGGTGATTGTTGCAGTAGCTTTGCCGCAGTTTATGGCCTAACCATGATTGGTGAAATCGCAGCTATCGTAGCTGGCGTAAATGCTGCTACCAGTGCGATAAAACAGATCGCTGAGACCACCGACGACATCTCCAGTATTTCTAGTTTCTTATCGACTCTTGGTGGTGCCGAAGTCGAGCTTCAACGTGCTCAGAATGAGGGTAAGCTGTCAGAGGCGGATGCCGTAAAAGCGGCTTTGGCAAAAAAACAGATCCAAGACACCATGCGCGAAGTCCGTGACCTATTTACCGTAAGCGGAAACGGTGACCTTTATAAAGAAGCGATGGCTTCGATGGCTGAAGCTAGAAAGGCGAAACAAGCAGAACTGGCGCGTAGGGCTGCGGAAAAGAAAAAGTTTTGGAAAGAAGTTAAAGAATTCGCAGCGATTGTCGTTGTGTTGATATTTCTGCTGCCCATGACGCTGGCATTGTTACTGGGTTGGTTGACAAGGTAATGTTGGCGTTTTTATTGGTTGTGGTGGTAAACGGTGAGCCAATAGCCGATCAGTTTTACTTCCGTGACATCACACGGTGTAACACGTTTGCGTACTATGTCAGTACGGGCAAGACTAAGATAAACAACCGCTACCAGATGCAAGAGAACATAACGGCTTACTGCATTCCGAAGCGGGTGGGAGCCAACACAAAAACTTGGGATTAGTATGGCAGCAAAACGTTTACAAGAAGGAAGTGAATACGCCGAATACGATGCGGATGGGGATGGCGTTGTTACTGATGACGAACTAAACACAAGCAAAGAGCTACAAGAGCTACGTCTACAGCATGAACGTGCTGATGCTCAACGAGCCATGAGTTGGTTCGCCTTGTGGGGAATGTTGCTGTACCCGTCATTAGTTGTTGCATCGGAGCTTTTCGGGCTGGCGCAGGCAGCGACGATTCTAGGTGATATGGCCGCAGTCTACTTCGTTTCCGTTGCGGGTATACTAGCTGCGTTCTTTGGCGCCCAGGCGTGGTCAAACAGGAAATAGATATGAGTATCGTTGCATCGTTAGTAGGGCCAGTTACAGGGTTGTTGGACAAGTTCATAGAGGACAAGGATCAAAAGAACGCCTTGGCCCATGAGATTGCCACTATGTCTGAAAAGCACTCGCATGAGGCGCTCAAAGGCCAGCTAGAAATCAACAAGATGGAAGCCGCACATAAGTCGTTATTTGTAGCGGGATGGCGACCTGCTATCGGCTGGATCTGTGCATTAGGGCTGCTGTACAACACTATTATCGCCAATATCCTCGGTATTTGGTTTGCGGTGCCGGAAGTAGATACAACGCTTCTTGTGCCCGTTATGATGGGAATGTTGGGTCTGGGCGCTATGCGTTCCTACGAGAAGGTTAACTCCGTCGCACGGGAGAAGTAATGGGCGATTTAGTTGAGATGGTAAAACGCCATGAGGGCGTCAAGTCCAAGGTGTATTTGTGTACTGCGGGTTTTGAAACCATAGGCGTAGGCCGAAACATCTCAGAGTCTGGCTTGGGTCTATCTCCCGATGAGATTGACTACTTGTTACATAACGACTTAGAGCGTTGTCACCAAGAACTGCGAGATGCGTACTATTGGTACGGGGGGCTGAACAAAGCTAGACGAGATGCTATGGTCGATATGTGCTTCAATCTAGGTATTACGCGGCTGCGAGGGTTCGTTAATGCGCTAGAAGCCATGTCCCGTGAGCAGTTTGATATTGCTGCGGATGAATTTATGGATAGCCTTTGGGCCAAACAAGTCGGCAACCGTGCTGTAGAGGTAACGGAGATGATAAGGACGGGGGAGTATCGCTAATGCCTTTGCAGAAGTTTATCTTCAATCCGGGTATCAACAAAGAAGGCACCAACTATACGGCAGAAGGTGGGTGGTTTGATGGCAATCTAATGAGGTTTCGTAAGGGGTTGCCAGAAAAGATAGGGGGTTGGGTGAAATACCTGACCGCATCTTTTAACGGAACTGGGCGAAAGTTGCTTGGTTGGACTTCTCTGAACGGTACAAACCTATTGGGGCTTGGAACAAGAACCAAGCTTTATATACAGTCCGGTGCCAGCTATAGCGACATTACTCCAATACGATCTACCACGGCTGCTGGAAATGTGACTTTCGGGGCCACAAACGGCTCTAGTTCTATCAATGTGACAGATGCCGCCCATGGTGCCGCCAAGGGTGATTTTGTTACGTTCAGCGCAGCGTCCTCTTTAGGCGGCAACATAACGGCTGCGGTTCTTAATCAAGAGTACGAGATTGACTCAATTACTAGCACCTCCGTATATGTCATTACAGCAAAGGACACATCTGGAGCGACAGTCACTGCAAACAGCAGCGATACTGGGAACGGCGGTAGTTCCGTTGTAGGGGCTTACCAAATAAATGTTGGCCTTGATGTGTTTGTTTCTGGCACAGGTTGGGGTTCGGGTGCTTGGAATATTGGCACTTGGGGTTCTTCCAACGCATTGAGTTCATTGAACCAGCTAAGACTGTGGTCTATGGATAGTTTTGGTGAGGATTTGATTGCCAACGTGCGGGCCGGTGGAATTTACTATTGGGACACAAGCGCAAAGACTTTGGGCACAGACCGCGCTGTAAACATTTCAGAGTTGTCGGGTGCCAACTTCACGCCAACGGTCGCCCTTCAAGTTTTAGTATCGGACATTGATCGGCATGTCATTGCTCTCGGCGCTGATCCGATAAACGACAGTGCAACGGCAAGAACAGGTTCTTCTGACCCACTTTTGGTTGCGTTTTCTGATCAAGAGAATCCCGCCGAGTGGTTTCCTACATCGACTAACACGGCGGGTTCTTTGCGTTGTTCTGTTGGGTCGCAAATAATTGGCGGATTACGAGCGCGGCAAGAAACTCTGATATGGACTGATGTTGCGTTGTACAGTCTTCAATTTTTAGGTCCTCCTTTGACTTTCGGTCTAAATTTAATTAACGAAGGCGTTAGCTTGATCGGGCCTAATGCACCGGTAAACACGCCCTCGGGTGTTTTCTGGATGGATAAAAAAGGTTTTTATGCGTATAACGGTGCGGTACAGCCGGTCCCTTGTTCGGTACATGCCTACGTTTTTGATGACTTGAACGAAGGTCAATCGTTTCAAGTTTTTGGGTTTTTAAATAAACAATTTGATGAGGTTGGTTGGTTTTATTGCTCTGCTGACTCTACGTCTATAGACAAATATGTCACCTACAACTACGTTGAACAGACGTGGGCTATCGGGAACTTATCCCGAACTGCATGGCTTGATGAGGGACTTGAGAGCTTTCCTCGCGCCACTGGTTACACCGATGGGAACAATTACCTTTATTCACACGAAACGGGTTTTGATGCGGATGGCGCTCCTATGGACAACGTGTTTGTTGAAAGCGGTGACTTTGATTTGGGCGAAGGGGAAGAGTTCCAGTTCATTCGTAGATGTATCCCTGACGTCAAGTTCACGGGAGATTCCGGTAATACTCAGTCGATTAACTTTGTTTTAAAAGCTAGGAACTATCCGGGCGAGAGTTTGACCACTGACCTAACTTCTTCGTTTACTTCGACTACGACAAAAATTAATACGAGAGCAAGAGGCCGTCAGGCGGTTGTTCGCTTTGAGTCGGATGACAACGCTGCCACGGGGGATCGTTTAGGGGTGGGTTTTAGAGTGGGCGGTACTCGGTTAGATTTACAACCTAATGGCCGAAGATGAGCAAGCTTCTACAAGGTAGACTGCCTTTTGTCACCGGTAATCAATCGGTGGACGGTGCCACATTTAACCGTGCTGTTCGATTGCTTGAGATTAGTTTAGGTGCTTTTGACCCAGACGCTAC